TCATGATCAATGAATCCTGCAAAGCATTCCTTGATGAAGCTAGGAACTATGCCATTGATGACGCTGGGCGGTTTTCTGACCCTGATGACCATATTGACTCAGCCAGGATTGGCGTTTTGGCGTTAATTCAAGGGCATGGAGAATCTGTGGTTAGTCGGGCAAACAATTTTGTGCAAAAACGCTTTAAGCCCATAGAGGGCAAGATGCAGAGGATATGACATGCTGGACAAACAAAACGTAATTGTGGAAAGCTTGGAAAGTCCTCCCGGCAACAAAGGTATCGAGTACAAAGTTGCCCACGAAGCGTATTTAAAGATGGTGGATTACTTGAGATTGACTCAAGCTAAAAACACCCTCAACCGGATGACAGATTATCACTATCTGAACATCCCAGTATCTAACTCTACAGAACCCATTCGCGGTATTGACTATATTGCCCCAGTCGTTACCCCAGGCATTGATTATTCAACCGCTGTCATTACCAAAGGCTTGATGCCTGACGGTGAAGTTAACTTTGAATTTCAAAAGTTCAACGAAGCTGATATTGGTTCAATGCAAGCCGCTGACATGGTGAAATATTTCATCAACAGCAAAAACGATGCATATCAAATCATCCGCGACTGGACGCAAGACGCATTGCTCCACAAAAACGGCATTGTGATGATTTCCCCCATTCGGGAACCCATTACTCAGTACAAAGAAGTCGAAGGAACCAGAGATCAACTGCGTTCTTTTGAAATCATGGCGGCTGACAAAGGCTTGACTACAAAGCGCCAGCAAATGCGCCGCATCGATGTCAACCTTGAAGGCGTGATGCAAGAAACCATGATGCCCGATGAGACAGGTGCATCTGCGGACATGGAAGACTCCATCAAGGCCAATACGATATATCGTGCCAAATATAAGATGACTGGTTATTCGACCAACATTCGTATTAAGCACGTTGCACAACACTACTTTGTCTGCAACCCCACTATTCCTGGAATTCAAAACCAAGATTTCTGTGGTTTCTACCAGCCCATGACCATCCATGAGGCCAAACAACAGTACCCGTACATCGATCTCGAGTCATTTGCTGACCACGCCGCCTATGGTCCTGCCGGGGCTTACCAAGCTGGCGCATTGGAAAACGACCTTGCTCTTCACGCACGGGACTCAACCCCTGTCCCTGGTCAAGGCGTAATTGCGTCTGCTGGCGCTGATCGGTTTAGCCGAGTGGTTATGTTGACCACTTGCTGGATGCGCCGCGATGTTGACGGGGACGGCGAAGAAGAAACAGTAGAGATTTGCTATTCGGGTTCGTACATTTTGTACATCAAAGAAGTCGATTTTATTCCTTTGGCAAGCATGTGCCCCAAACCCATTGTGGGCAACTTCTTTGGTTATTCCCAGGGTGAGCGTTTGGTTCCTTTGCAGGAATACAAGACTGCTATCAACCGCGCTGAGATTGCTTTTGCTTTGCAAGCATCCACCCCGCGCATGGGCGTGAATCCAGAGTTTATTGATGCTGAAGAAATACAGCGTGGCGTAAGTGCGTTGTTTATTCTGGACCGTAAATTCGACCCTGCCAAACACGTATTTGAATTCCAGCCAATGCAAGGCAACCTTGCCTACATCCAAGACGCTATGGATCGGTTTGATGCCGACAAGATGGCAATGCTTGGCATGACCAACCCCAACGACACCTTGAATCCAGAGGTGATGAAAGACGGCAACAGCGGGTATAAGTTGCAGTTGGCTATGGGGCCAAATCAGTTGATCCAAGATGAGATGATCAAGAACTGTGCCATTGGTTTGAAAGACGCAATCTATATTGTCTGGAAAACTATGATTCAGTATGCTGATGACTACAACATCCAGCAACTGGCAAATGCCTGCATGGAAGGTCAAGATTTCCTTGATGCCAAATCAATGGAAAACTACGACTTCATTGATCGCCGCATGATCAACATCGACATGGCTTTGGGATTCTTGTCCGAAGAAAACCGCTTGACCCGTCAACAACTGATTATCCAAGCGCAGACTGCGTTTGCCCAGGCGCTTACTCAAATGTCGCCAGAAGTACCTGAGTTGTTTGCAAAATTGCGCCGTCCTTACGAAGACACGCTGTATGCCTTGGGTGTTAAACATTGCGATGCATACTTGCCAACTTTTGACGAAGCGACAAAGATTGTGCAGGCCAAAATGGCACAAGGACCCAGCCCTGAACAGCAAGAAACTCAATCCAAAGTCGACCTTAACAAGTCTAAGGTGGAAGAGACTGCGGCAAAGACTGCCTTGTTGTACAAGCAAGCTGAAGACATTGACATGGACAACATGTACGAAGGAATTGCGGCAAAACGTGGGAAGTTAAGCGCCGTACAGATTGATTAAAGGATGGCAATGAATAGCATAGTATCGAAGATCAGAGAGCATTTCAATCGAAGAACCAAATCAACAGACGCATATAAGGAGGGAAATCCTGAACAACGAACTCTAGTAATTCAAAACGGAGAGGCCGCTAGTAGGCTTTTGCGTAGCGAAGATTTTGCATTACTGTTCAACCTATATAGGTTCGACATGTTAAGCCGTCTTGAAGATAGTAAAGACGATTCAGAAAGAATTGAGAACGCATATTATGTTGCTGGAGTACGGGATTTCATCACCTTTGTCGAAAAGAGTGAATTTCTCGCTAAAGTGGCAAATAAAAATGTTGAAACTTTAACGAAAAAGGAATAGCATATGTCAGACGTTATCGAAAACTCGACCGTCACAGAGCAAACTGGTAGCGTAAATCCAGTTGACGCTATTGCTGGAATGATTGCCGCCAACAGGCGAAACAATCCCCAGCCAAATGGCAGTCAACCGCCACCAGCGGGACAAGAAGGGAAACCTTCCCCCGAGGCGGCTCCTGATTCGGAGGCCGAACCTGAAAGTGTTGAAGGCGAAACTGAAGAAACTGTAGACGAAGAGAATACTGATGAACCCTCCGAAGGAGTTAGTGACCCAGTTAATTTCTTTGAGTTTGCAGATGAGAATCCAAATCTAAAACTGCGAATCCCTAATAAAAACGCCGAAGGTGGGTTTATTGAGATCACAGCTAAGAAAGCGGCAACTCTTCTTGGTCAAACCAGCGACATTGATGAAAACGCTCGTAAGCTTAAAACCGAACGGGCCGATTTTGAAGAGTATGAGGCCAAACGCCGAAGTGAACTTGATGGTTTACAGATTGGTTTAGAGTTAACAGTAGTCCCACAGCTACAAACTGCGGCTGACGAACTGGTAACCCTTCAACAATACAACCAGCAATGGCAACAAATCTATCAAAGCGCGACTGATGACATCAGACGTAGCGAAGCAGAAGCGGCTATTCGCCAAAACTCTGCGTTGATAGAAGAGAAGTCAGCGTTCATCAAAGCCAACCGCCCCAAAGTTGAGCAGTTTTTTGAACATCGATCTGCATTCGTAAGAGAGCAGTTAGAGCGGTCAAGACAAAGTTTTGCCGACAAAGAACTAGCCAACAAGGCAACTTTTAACGATATTCGTGACAAGTTGTCTAAAGAGTGGAAGAGTGCAACCGGGTCATTTGTCCCTGGGGTCCAAAACATCGATTTGGTGTCCAGTGATGAATATCTGTTGGGTCTAATTCGGGATGGAATGAAGTTCCGAGAAGGACCCAAGGTGAAAAATGCAGGTGGATCTTTGGCGGCGGCTAGTAAGCCAACCGCTCGAGCTAAAACCTCACCAGCCTCTGAGACTGAAACTCTTCAAAAGAAGGCATCTGCTGGGGATAAGAATGCGGCACGGGACCTTTTAGCAACCATGTTGGCGGCAAACAAACGCCGCCGATAACTCAGGAGTTTTTCAAATGGCTACCATCACCTCTGCGGCACTTGGTAACGGCAATGGCTCGTATACCACCGATATCGTTGTCAAAGACCTCGATATGACTGTCAGTAACTATGTTAAAGACCGCACCCCGGTCACTAACATGGCTATGTCCAAAAAGCGCAAAGTCAATTCGACTCTGCACATTTGGCCTAATGACTATTTCCGTACCCCTGCTTTGAACGCAAAGTTGGAAGGTGCATCGGTTGATTCAACCGCCGCCGCCTCTAACACCCGTTCTAACTTGGGCAACTACACCCAGATTTTCACCACCGTGATTGGCGCTACTGGCACCGCTCGCGCTGTTGAACAAGCTGGTGGCGACCCCCAGGCATATCAAGAAGTCAAGCAATTGACTGAGATCATGTTTGACGTTGAGTTGCAATTGGTTCGCGCTGACGGTGCTTCTATCAAGTACTCCGGTCAAGCCGCTACCCAAGGCGCTTCTCCCAACAACGGTCGCCGTATGGGCTCCTTGTATTCTTTCGCTGGCACCCGCTCTGGTAACCCCACCAGCGGCACTGCATCGTTGAATATTGCAACCTCCGACAGCAACGACACCACCTCTGCTACGTCTACCAACACGCCTTTTAACGGTTCGTTGGCTAACGCTGGCTTGGGTTATTTCTCGTTTGCTAGCGGTCAGACCCTGCAACAGTTCAGCCCTTACCTGTACAAGCAGTTGGTTACCACTGCCGAGCAACGCTTCAATGCCAAGATCACCAACATGGTGGTTCCGACATCGATGCGTACTCACATCAGTGATACCCTGCCTACCAGCCGTTCTATCAACCGTTTTAACCCGGCTGACAAGGGCGACACCATCGGTACGTATGAAGGCGACTTCAACTACACGTACCAGATCGATGACTGCTGGATCATGGACCAAACTGGCGCTGACAACACCTCCGTGTTGTTCCTGAACCCTGATGTTATTCAGTGGGGTTCTTTGCGCGAGTTGGGTCCGAACAACGAAGTGTTCAGCAATGCTGATGCTTCTTTGGACCAGTACATCATGGAAGGCACCTTGATCGTGCGTAACCCTGCTGGTGTTGGCGTGTTGGCTGGCATCTCCCCCACGGGAGCCGCTGTGACCGCACCACGTCCCACCGCGCAGTGCGCTCGTTATTTGACCTGATAGGTTCATTTCTGAAGGGGGTCCGAAAGGGCCTCCTTTGGAAAGGAGCAAAGCATGGAATTGAATTTAAACAATGAAGAAGCCAAGGTAAATGAAGATTACTATTTAAAGGGTAATCTCGAGGCTGGCGTAGAAGGTGTTTTACGCAAAAATGATCAATTGTTTAATGAAGTCAAGTCTGGTACTTGGTCGCAGACATTCCAAACTGCAAACCTAAACTACAAAGTTGGCGCTCAAGACGGGGCACGATATGTCCAGTATGAGCAAAAAAACATTGAAGCAGTAAAGCAGTTTTGCAAAGAGCGCCGAGAGTTTCATGCTGTTCACGGCACTGACAATCCTTTCTTTGCTGGCACTGCACACATGATGCAACTGCCCAAGTGTTTTGCCCATGAAATCAGTTCCAAGTGGTTTAACAATCGTCCTTGGGAGTTGATCAAGCAGGACAAAAAAGACAAGATCCTCTTTTACGCTATCGTCAACGAATACTATTCAGATTTTGTGTGCCACCCTAGCGGAAAAATTCCACTCCCCTATAATCCAGCAATACCTACAAAGTGAGGATTCGGTATGGCCCTATTCATTCAATCAGCTAATATCTTAGTTAGCCGAGTAGCACAGTGGATAGGCGCAATCCCATCAACAACTGGTATCAACGCCAGTTCAATCAACACCTCAACAGGCCTTATCACCACCTCTGCCGATCCAACTTCTGTTGTTCAAGTTGGCGACTTTATCGGCCCAAGTTTAATAAATAGCTTCACCGTTGTATTGGCGGTCACCAGTTCCACCATTTTGGTTAATGACCCAGATGGTGTGTGGACTGGAGTCAGCTTCCCGACAGCTATTTTGAAGCTTCCCACCCAATCTTCTATTGAAATTCAGTCTTGCATTCAGTTTGCTGAATTGAAAATGCGGACGATTGAGTTGCCTGCATTGCGGACAAATCCGTATGGCGACAATCCAACTATTTTGACCACAGATGAAAACGGCATGGCTCCTATCCCTGCGGATATGAACTGGCCTATTTTGTTTTTCCAAGAGACACCCAATAGCAACGTGGCACCCGGTACTCCAGCGGCATCTATGGGTCCTTGGATTATTTATGACCGTGTTGGCGACAGAGAGATCATTCGCCGCCGCATGATTGATCAACTGTATGTGCGTCCTTTTGGCGTTCCCAGGGTGATCCGTGCGTCATTCTCTGAGGTTGGCCCCAACTACGTGTTTACGCCAAACCCTGGTGCAAACGTAGAAATCAAGGCGTACTACACACGCACTTTCCCATTTTTGTTTAGCCCCACTGGTGACGCAATCAGTCCTATTGTGCAAAACAATGGTGCTCTTGCATCTTTTCCTGAAGGCTATTTCTATGGCACTCTTGAGTCGTACTACGACAAAAACAAGAACGTGGATGAAGCCCAGAAATGGAAAGCCAGAATTGATGAGGCTTACGGCTTGATTGAAGACCAGAACTTCAAGGATAAATGGCGTGGTGGTGACCAACACCTCACATCAGAATTCCAGCCCCGCGACTACAGATATTCTTTTAAATAGGAAGTATTATGGCAACGGGTGGTCTTTATGGAAGCAGTGCGGCAGGTACTGTTGCGGCCTCCACGGGCGCAGAAACCGCTGGCCTGTACGGTAACCCCACTACTCTTGGTGGGACGTACTTTGAATACCTCATATTCTTAGAAAGCGCCACCAACCCTGGTACGCCCACGGGGGGGTCATGGAGTTTTGTTACCAACACTGGTACGCCTCCCACTGGCTGGAGTAACACGCCTCCGGCAAGCCCAACCACTATTGTTTGGCTGTCTATTGCGCTGGTCAACTCAAGAAACTCAACGCCATTAGATTGGTCAGTGCCGGGACAGATCTTTAAGCAAGGTCCAACAGGTCCTACTGGTCCAACTGGTCCTTTGGGCCCCACTGGTCCAACTGGTGCCACAGGTCCCACGGGCGCACAGGGTATCCAGGGCGTTACCGGACCAACTGGAGCAACCGGGCCAACTGGTCCTCAAGGCATCCAAGGTGTGACTGGCCCTACAGGGGCAACTGGACCTACTGGAGCGCAAGGTATTCAGGGCGTTACAGGGCCTACGGGCGCTACTGGACCCACTGGAGACATTGGCCCAACTGGTCCAACGGGTCCGACTGGTCCTACGGGTGCGGCATCCACAGTTACTGGCCCTACAGGTCCTACTGGGGCTATTGGCGCTACAGGTCCAACGGGAGCAACTGGTCCTACGGGTGGTACTGGTGCTGGCGGTGCTTTGGGGTACTACGGATCTTTTTACGACACCACTAATCAAACAACCACAGCAAATACAGCTACCGCTGTTACGCTAAACACAACTTCTGGCTCCAATGGAGTAACGCTTACATCATCTAGCATTTGGAAGTTTTCTTATGCTGGAACGTATAGCATTATCTTTTCTGTACAGCTTACCAATCACAGCACTGCAATAGGAACAACTCAATTTTGGCTAAAGAAAAATGGAGCCAATATTGATGACACCAACACGCATTTTGATGTTCCTGATAAACAAGGAAGCGCTTATTCATCAGAAGTTTTGACGGTCAACTTTGTTTTAGATGTTGCCATCAATGATGAATTTCAACTGTATTGGCAAACAACCAACGCCAATGTATACATAGAAACAATTGCGGCGGCAGGAACTTATCCAAGGACTCCATCAGTCATTCTGACGGCTACGCAAGTCATGTATACCCAGCTTGGACCAACTGGACCAACTGGACCTACAGGATTAACTGGCCCCACTGGTCCTACTGGGCCTACAGGTGCGGCTTCTACGGTCACTGGACCCACTGGCCCACAAGGTATTCAAGGACCAACAGGACCTACTGGACCAACTGGTGCCGCATCGACTGTTACCGGACCTACAGGACCTACAGGCCCCACGGGACCCACGGGCGCAACTCCAGCTATTGGCGGGGCGACAACTCAAGTGCAATACAACAATGCTGGGTCTTTGGCTGGATCGGCTAACTTAACGTGGAGTGGCACTCAACTGGCTGTTGTTGGTAGCATTAACGCTACTACAGGCGTTTCTGGGGGTACATTTTGACCACAGCTAGCTTTTACGGCGGTAACTCTGAATCCGTTGGTCTGTATGGCAATGGATTTACTGTTGGCGGCACATACTTTCAGTGGTTTGTGTTTCAACAAAGCGCATCTGCGCCTGCAACACCTACTGGTGGATCTTGGGACTTCACAACTAACACTGGTGTACCGCCTACTGGTTGGTCATCTACGCCGCCAACTTCTCCTACCACTTTGGTTTGGGTATCAATTGCTGTTGTTAACAGCAAAAACGCCAGCAGTCTGACGTGGTCAGCCCCAGGTCAATTTGCATACTCTAGCGGTGCTGGATTGCCTATTTTGACTGGCACAGCAGTCCCTGGAACTGGGGATGGTGTATCTAATCAACTGTACGTACAAACAAACACAACACCTCAAACTCTTTGGGTAAAAGAATCAACCACTTGGGTTCAATTGACTGGTTCTTCAATATACTTAACTGTTCTTGGTGGCGTAAACGGCGGCACATTCTGAGGTTAAAAAATGGCACAAACTAACTACACCCCCATTCAGCTTTACTCTTCAAGCACTGCAAGCAACGTGCCTTTGGCGGCTAACCTTGCGGCTGGTGAATTAGCTATCAACACCAATGATGGAATATTGTTTTACAAAGACAGCGGTGGAGTTGTACAGAAGATTGGTTATAAATTAAGACCAACTAATGCTGGTGGAACTGGTCTTACTTCATTTACCGCAAATGGCGTGCTGTATGCGTCCAGCACAAGCGCTTTGGCTACGGGTAGTGCGTTGACTTTTAACGGTAATCAGCTTGAAATTGTTGCTGGTTCTGGTAATTACCCAAGTAAATTTACGGGGGCATCTGGCACTGCTGGATATTTGTATTCAGACGGAAATGGTTTTGGAATTACAGATAGCGGAGTAAACAATGGTGTTTATATTCGACCTGCTATAAGTTCAACTATATTTTATGCGGGAAATGCAGAGGGCTTTCGCCTAACCAGCACAAGCCTATACACCGCAAGCGGTATCAATGTGGGTATTGGGACAAGTTCCCCAGCATTAAAACTTGATGTAAACGGCAGTATCAAAATGTCTGGTGGTACGGGAACTGCTTTGACTTGGGATACTGCAATTGGCTCTCAATACCTTAAATATGACAGCACATTTAACGGGCTGATAC